CACATTACTTGTTAGCCGCGAGATAGTCACGGTAGCACTTGAAGCAATCGCAATATGGATTGTCCTGGTGTTCAGGTAATTTGTATTGTTCTGGTGGATTAGCAACATCCTTTGATGCTGCAGGAAGCACAATAACTTCTTGGGGGAGACCCTGATGGGTATCCATTGTTAGATTAACATCGATAGGAGCTCCATTGAAAGGAGTAATCGTACCAACTAAATCAGTTGTGGCGATGACGTCGCCTGGCAAGTCAGGTTGAGGAGAGATAGCCTTGGATTTATAACCCAGTGCAAGAGCCGCCAAATGGCGCCTAATCTCCCTAATCTCCTCGATTTCGTTCTTCATCTCTGTCAAAGCAGAGGGAGAATTTGGAGCAAGAGGAGGAATAGTAGTCAAAGCAATTGAAATTTGATTCAATGCATTAGAAGAGTGAGTACCAGCAGAATGATACTTCAACGACGGCCTATTACTAGGATCGGAAGCCCAAACATTAACAAATACCCAACCGCACTGCTCTGCGGAAGGATGAATAAGGTTTGGATTGGTTATACTACTCATTTGTCCTGCCGAGGCAGCACCACAAGTTCCTAAATATGCAAGTGTTTCGGAACCAGTTACTGACATGGTTTGATACCAGGTGACAAGATAGACACCCGGATACGCAAAAGACAAAATAGAGTCAGTTGCATCTATCGAGTAGCTAACACCCAACGAATTATAGACAAAGTCTAAATTCGTGCCCCAAGGATTGGCGGCAGAAGGAGATGTAAGCTTCTTTAGAGCGAAAGTACCAGAAGAGGAACTAAGCTCAGAATTGGAGGGGATAATAAGGTCGAGTTCAGCCGACAATGAAATCATTCCCACCGAAGTAGTTGCTCCAGTGGGGGTCAAGAAACCGTAGTAAACGGTTCCTGCTTGTGTCCATCTGTCAGCGGTTTGAACTCCGTCAACATAAAGATCCTGGCTAAAGAAAGCCTTACCAGAAACTCGAACCTTTGTGGGAGTGTAGACCTGAAAAATAACGGATCTATTACCCATGGCCTCGAGGGCGTTAACAAGGGCCGGGCCGGCAAGACCTGAAATAGTATCATTTGGATCATTGTCGATAGCAATAAATGCAGTACCTGTTGTCGAGGTTCCGACGGTCGGGAGAAAAGATATCTCCAACCACTTATAACGGAACTTCTCATAGAGCCTAGCGAACTGGGCAATTCTCCCTCCACCTTGTCCACCAAGGACGAGGGGGTTAATTTTCTGTGAACCCAGAACATAAGCACCTGACGCCGTAGTGTTAGGTGCGAAAGTGTAGGATAATACTTGCGAGCCTTTAAGCCCGCGAAGTTTCGGCATAACAGCTGGAAACTTAGTACTCCACATGGTTGAAATAGGAACCATGGCCTCGCGGGTGCTTTGTAATCCGGAGGACTTTCTGCCATGGCCCTTTGGTTTAGGGCATTTGGACTTACGTTTGCGTTGTTTGGGTTTGGGTTTGGATTGGTTTGTTTTGGCGGGTCGCGCCTGACGTTTTGGTTTCGATTTTTTGTCCTGAGGCATTTCTGGACGGTCTGCGAAGAAGAATTCTTTAATATTCCCGCCTACCAGCCCACTATCTGCGGTCTCGAGTCCTTCCCAAAGACATCTGATTTGGTAATCAGTTGGCCAATTGCCAAAGAATTGATATAGCTCTTTCAAGTCCGGATCATCAAATTCTACTGTCTTATCTGGGGGATCTATTTCACCTATGGTGCGAGCAATCCGACAGATGTCGTCGTATTCTTCTGTATAAAAACACAGAACACGTAAAGCGTTAGCACGGATGTACCGGATCTCCGCAGAGACCTTTCCACCCGGTTTCAGGAGCGAGTGTAGAGCTTTATCGGGATTGTACAAAGGACATATCTTTCCGTCATAGCGTGAAACGCCTGCGGTCAAACCGAGGAAACGGTGACCTATGACAGAAGACGAAACCTTATCGTCCGCGAGTTTTAGCTCCATTCCAAAACGGGCGTAATGACTAGCCCGAACTTCAAATGGTGTAATTTGTTCGTGATGGGTACCAATGATATGATCATCGGCATAGAGATTCATAGAATCATTGCGAAAATCTTTAAATGATAAACCAAGCATTAAGTAAAGGGATATAAGTATGACCAAGTGGCCGATGCAGTTGTCGTCGGATGTCAAAAAGAAACCCGAGGGCATACCAGTGTGTTTAATAAACACCTGGCCGTTCGGCATCAAAATAATGCTATCGACTACATCAGTATAAATCTTAGTCAAATAATCCTTAAACCATGCTTTGGAGTGGCCAGGAGTGGCCTGGTATAAGAAAACCCTCAATGGTATGACGAATTTGAAAAAGAGTTCTTTGCAAAATTTAGCATCGAACTTAACACAATCGCCCTCCAAATATGAGG